ATTAGTTCCTTCTTTTATTTTGTTGATAATTTGAACAGTTTGTAATATTTGTTGATCTAAGTCTAGATTGTTGGTATCTATGATAGCAGAAGCAACATCTTTAATTTGTTCTACTTGTCTTTCGGATGAGTGAATCATTTCATCTGTCGCCATCAGTTTACCATCTCGTTTGATCAATCTTTTGTTTAAAGTTTCTTGTGTAGCATCGAAGTATACAACAAATCCATTTGGTTGCTGAAGAATGCTATTGGCCTCAATTAGATATCTAACATCCGATATTAAAATAGCTACAACATTATCGTTTACAACATCAATTAAGTTTTCAGAATTCGTTGTAGTATTGCGATATATTTTTTTTGCTCTGTTGATAGCCCAGGAAGTAAAACAATTAACATCAAAACTTCTACACATGTCTCCGGCCTTCTGCAAAAAAGCTCTGGGCTTAACCCCCTCTGTTTCAATAGGAAGGTTATTAATATCGTGAACTAATTGAATAAATCTGTCGTAATCTGGAATGTTTCCTAAAGATGAATTGCCGTAGATGTCGTATATTACTTCGTGTAATGCAAAAAGTTTTCTTGACTGTTCTTTTTCGCCTTTTATATTTTTTTTAATTGAAGCCATTTCGTATAACGGCAGCGCGTAGAAGATATGATCCCATTTTATATTGCCTGCAGTTGTTTGAATACAGCCCTTGGGCACAAGGTATTCGGCTACGCTTGTCTTTCCGGACCCAGCTTTGCCAGCTAATCCAATAATAATTGGGTGACCACTTTGATACTTAATCATATCTTAACATTATACCATTTGATCTAGATATTGTTCTGCCTAACCTGAAAATTGTCCAAAAATTTATTAGCTAAACTATCTGCTTCTGCAACGTTGTTTCTCTGAACCTGAACAAGCCTAAACCTGTATACGGATTTTATTTCTTCTATTGTCATTAGAAGCGGCAACAACGAAGAATTTTTGCAAGCCCATTTTTGATTTACGTGATTAGCCACAACAGAAGAATCCGTATAAATGATTGGATCAACAAAATCAGACATCGTACAAATAAGCAATGCGGTTATCACGGCCTCATATTCGGCTTCGTTATTTGTCCTTGCTCCAAGACCCCTGGCAAATTCCACTACTTTTTTTTTATTTTTATAAACAATAACAGCGCAAGCAGCATCACCAAATTTTTTTTGTCCTTGCCCCCTTGAGGCTCCATCGCAAAAAACTTCTACGTTCAAATCAAACTATCCCAATGCCAAACGGAATATTTAAAGTTTTTGCCCTATTTGCAATGCTAAACTCCTGTCTCGGGGTTGCAACAATATGTGTTGCGTTCAAAGAATATCTTTGGCCGTTATATTCTATTTGGGTTGGAAAATTTAACTCTTGTCTTTTTGAGGAAAAAAATTCATCTGATGAATTTACGGCTTTATAATGAGCTATATACATAAATGACCTAATAAGATGTAAAATCTTTTTCGGAAAAGAATCCTTTTTCCTCTCGAGAAGAAGCTATCTGCATAGATTGCATTTTGTCCATTAGCTTTCTCGCAGACTCGGATGAAATTCTTGCCGCAAGCTCCATTGATTCAGATAGTTGAACTATAGCTTCAACGGCCGAAAGGGCAGTAAATTCAGAATCTGCAGCCACAGCGGCAGCAGCCTCTCTTTCTGCCTCATTCTTTCCAACCCTATTAGCTTTGTAAATTCTTTTATATTTAGCCTCAAGAAGTTTGTGTTGAGCTCTAGCAATTCCGGCGAATCGGGCGGCTCTACCATAGGCATTGGATGATCTAGCAACCAGGGACGCTATATCACTGATACTCAAATCTACATAGTTGGGATCTGGTATTTCTATGTAATATTGATCAAGTTGATCTTGAGAAGCTATCGTCTTCATTAATTGTTGAAGTTGTGGACCCACAATTGAATGTACTGCGTCAATAAAATCTACTGTATTAACAAAATTTTCATTCATCATCTTCTTCTTTTAATTTTTCTTTCTTTTTTTCAAAGTATGATCTTAATAATATTTTGTAATCTTCCATGCCGCGGTTCTTCTAGTATTTCCTCTATTTTATTTTTTATTTTTATCAAATGTTCTCTGACGGTATTGGGATGTTCTGTAATTTTTGCAGCTATTTCTGATGACCTTTGACCATCTACATACCTCCATTTTAAAAGCTGCCTTTCCTGAAGAGTCAGACGCTCAAAAAGATCATTAATTTCATCTCCCAAAACCCAAAACTCATCAACATTATTATCGAATGTTTGATCTATTTTAGCATACTCGATGGTGTCTACGTATGCTATGCCCTTATTCATTTCTTCGTTTTCCGAACTGCCGCTTATGTCGTCTTGCGTTATTAAAGGAAATGATTTTCTCCCCAATTGATCAATTAATAGTGTGTCTACATTTTTTTTCAAAAGATACAAAAAATAACTGTACAAAAATGCACTGAATGGAATTGGTCCTTTATCTGATTCCCTTTTTTCATACCTTGCGATGCATTGCAGGAAAGTAAGTTTTACAGTTTGTTGCACGTCTTCTTCAGAACAATATCTCTTTACCATGTACAAAATTCCGCTTATGCACTCGTTGACGTGCTTGTAGCCGGCTTGATTTAGTTTGTTTTTCATCAACGAAAGACGAACAAAAGGATCTTTCACGAACAGGGATATAAATCTTCTTACGTCGTAATCTGAATAACTGTACTTACCGACATACAGCATTGTTGAATATTTGGTTAAAAAATTATTAAAAACTTTTAGGAGCTCTTCTTGAGCTTTGCTCGAGCCAGTTTTAGCTTTTGCTATAAGAGCTTGCATTTCCTCTTCTTTAAGGGAATAATACTGTTCCTTGTATGCGGCCATTATTTGCCTTCCCAATTCGTTATTAGCGAAGCGTACTCTTTGCGAATATCTTCATAGAAAATTACCTTTGGTATTTCTAATTCAATCGCAAACCTGACGGCCTCCGCCGAATATTTGCTGATAACAAAAATTAATTTTTCAAATTCAAGTGGATAATATTTTTTAAACCTTTTTATTTTTATTTTACTTTTGTCATCTAAGTAACCTTTTATTTCTAACCATTCTTTTGTTTTGCTTAAATAAAAATCTGGAGTGTAACCCTTAGTTCCTCTTTTGATTGGAAAAACAAAAACCCTTGGTTCAAATTCAAACTTAATAGAATAACCGATTTAATATTCTGGCAAAATTGGCTTCCCAATTCGATCGCATATTCATGTCAAGGTCTTTTCTATAACCAGACTTTGTATGCCTGTAGGCATTGCCGCGTTTTTGCGGTGAAGATTCTTCTAATGATATACTTGATTGATTTTTTTTCTTGAGAGTTAACTTTTTTTTCGTTGATCTTTCCAAAAAAAATTCTTTTGGATTTGCATCTGCTGCCATAAACCTGGTATCCTTTATTCGCTAACTTGATATATTATACTTTATATTCAGCAAAAATACAAGTATCAAACCAAAAACTAAGGAGAAATATATGACAACCTCGGCAAGCATTTTCAACAGCATGCGCCAGAACATCAATGAGTCGGTTATTAACGACTTAACGACCACGCTTGGCCTTACGCACGAAGACGCTACTAAAGTAGTTATTGATTCTGACGATTTTGATATCGTCGCTTCTGGACTGGAAAATCCAGTAGCTCAATTTTAATTAGATAATACATACTTCATATACAAACCCCCAGGTTTTCCTGGGGGTTTTTTTATTATCCTTTATTTGCTCGTTTTAATCTAGCCACACCAGTCGGGCATGCTCCGGACTTTGCGTGGTCGCAAAAGTAACAAATTCTTTCGTTTTTTGTCGGTGTAAAATTAAAATCATTGACTATTAAATTAATTTTTTCAACAACCCTTTGTTTTACCTGATCAAGATCTTCCTGACTATAATCGTGACTCTTTATTCTGCCCGACCTCAAATAGTGTAATGATCCTTTAATTTGTTTTCCAGGAAAAGCCAATGAGGTTGCAAGAGCATAGATGCCAAGCTGCAAATTGGTGGCTATATCTTTTTGGGCCACTTCTCTTTTTCCAGTTTTATAATCGACTATTTCTACGGTGTCATTTGTCACATCCACTCTATCTATGTAGCCGATTATTAAATAGTTTCCCAAAACAAAATTAAAACTCATCTCTTTACCGTATACATTAAAAATGCGACCGCTATATATATCATAGAAGTCTTCCAGTATTTGAATGCCAGCTTCATTTAATTCTGTTGATATCTCAGATTTTGGATCTATTGTCTTTTTATATTCGACAAAAGAAATTTTCATCTTTTCCAAATCTAGGGTTTCACTTGAGGAAACATGGTCTTCTAGAACCTCATGAACGATATTGCCGCAGTGCCGCTGGCGCCGAAAAACTCCTTGGCTCTCTCTTGATGTAAGATAAAAAATATTTTGAAGGACACATTTCATATGTGTCTATTCTTGAATAACTAAATTCTGATAATGTTATTTTTTGAAACGCATCTAATTCATTTAAATTTTTTAATATCATTTTTAATTTTCTTTTATTTTTGAAACTATATTTCCTTGTTGATCAAATACTGTTCCATTTTCGTCCATAATAAAACCATTATTAATGTTCTGATATTTGCCATCACCAATAGCAATCCACCCGGTGGATCCATACTCCATAAAATCATTTTCTAATTTTGGCCAATCCATATAGTCTCCTAATTAACAAACACAACTGTGTCATTTATAATATCAATATTATAGTAGTAGCTCAATAAGCCATATAAGTCACGCAATTCAGACTCTGTTAAATAAAAACCAGCAACACCAGATTGAACGAAAAAACTGCTGGTTTTATCATAATTTTCATATTCAATTAATTTAACATTTTCAATTGACATTCTTCCTATCTCTGATTTGGGCATTTTAGTCCTCGTTTACAATTGTAATTGGGTTCCAATTGGGATCATCCATTTTTTCTCTCATGTCTTTGACATAGGAGTCCCAATCTCTTTCGTCTTCGCTTTTTTTGATGTACTTTACCTTACCTGCAAAAGGGTTTGATTTAAATCTAACCATAACAACCTTGCCCTGTTGAGTTCTCCAACGCAACACTCCGTTTTTGCAGTCGCAAAAATCGTCCGGGTGAGGGTCAATACATCCGTTTGGATCGTATCTGCCGCTGCAACTATTGCATTTTGTATATCGCCCCTTATCCTGACATCGATTGCACGAAGAACAAAAAGCCCAGCAAGATTTATTTGTAGGATTGGTATATAAGTTTCCGGTTGCCATTATGAATTCAATAAAATTTTTTCTAGTTTTTCTTTGATGACTACAGATGTCTTTTTGTTAAATTTAAAAGTCATTATCTTACTTCCGTCTTTGTACGATAAAAAAACATATGAACCACCATCTTTTGATTTAATTATATCATATAATTTATTCAAAGTTGTTTGGTTGATTTGAGAATCAATATTTAAATAAATTGGAGTTCCCCCAGAAAAATTTGACAAGTCAAGTTTATTGCAAGAGTTTAATAAAATTTTAGAAATTAAATTTTCTTCATCACCCTCTTTGGAGATTGAGCCAGTTAGAGTGATAACATCGCCGTTTTGAAAAAAATCATCCTGGTATTCTTTAGCCTCACGTGGAAAAACTATAATTTCTATATCAGATGATATGTCCTGTAAGTAAAATTTAAACATTTTTGCACCTTTTTTTGTAATAATTTTCTTTGCCCCGGAGACAATTCCTCCTACTGTTACCCTAGATCCTGCTGGCAAGTCAAAAACATTTACAATTTCTTGATTAATTTCTTTACTTAAAAGGTCCCAAACTCCGTCTACTGGATTCTTAGAAACATAAATACCAAGCGCCTCTTTTTCTTTTTCTAAAATTCTTAATTCTGTTTGTCTACCGAAATCTTCATCCATAGCCTCCTCAAGGAGCTCGTCAAATGCTCCGGCATTCGCCAGGTGTTCGATTGTTGATTTTTTAAGAACGGCGGAATTAACTCTACGAAAAAAATCATGAATAGAAATATAAGGTTTTTCAGAGTCCCTAGAAGATAGAATAGCTTCGCAAACAGCGGAGCCAATTCCATTTATCGCTGAAAGCCCAAAAATAATTGTACTGTCATCTATAACCGCAAAATCTTCAACGGATTTATTTATTGATGGGCCCAAAACTTTTACATCAAGTCTTCTGCAATCAGCTAAATAAAGCGCTAATTTTTCCTTGTTGCCAGCAACAGACGAAAGTAATGCAGCCATGTACTCTGCTGTATAATTCGTTTTCAAATATGCAGTAATGTAGGAAATCATAGCGTAACTTGCAGCGTGCGACCTGTTGAATCCGTAACCGCCAAAATATTCAATTTCTGAATATATTCTATTCGCTTTTTCTTTAGAAATTCCAGACTTGCTCAAACAGCCCTGCACAAATTTATCTCTGAATAAAGCTATTTTATCCATCAGTTTTTTCCCGATAACCTTACGCAAATCATCTGCTTCGGCTGAAGAAAAGCCGGCAAGCTCTCTGGCAACACCCAAAACGTCTTCTTGGTAAAGCATGATCCCTAGGGATAATTGTAATACTTTTTCCAAATTTGGATGTTCGTATTCTATAGTTGCCCCTGAACGTTTTCGAGATATATAAAGCTTGTCCATGCCTGACCCCATTGGACCTGGCCTATAAAGAGATATGAGCGCCATTATATCTTCAAGATTGTGGGGCTGCAATTGAACCATAAGCTCACGCATGCCGCCAGATTCCAATTGAAAAACACCTATAGCATTACCTTTGCAAAGTTCATTATATGTTTTATAGTCGTTCAATTCGATTTTATTGACATCTATATTTACACCTCTTGTTTTTTCAATAAGCTTAATACAATAATCAATAACGCCTAGGTTTCTTAAACCGAGAAAATCTATTTTTAATAGTCCACACTGCTCAACCCTACCCATGTCCCACTGACTAATAATTGGGGTATCGATCCCCTTTTGCATGATCGGCATATACTCAATCAAAGGGTCTCGAGAAATTACAACGCCGGCGGCATGCATTCCGGTCTGCCTCACAAGCCCCTCTAGACCAAAGGCGGCATCAATGATTGTTTTTGCGTCTTGATCTTTTGCATAAAGATTTGAAAAATCTTTTGACTGCATACACTCATTAAGAGTTTTGGGCACTCCAAGAACTGGGGCTGGAACTAACTTGGCCACTTTATCACCAGAACTAAAATCGTAAGCTAATGCGCGAGCCGCATCTCTAATTGATTGACGAGCTCCGGTTTTGTTAAACGTGCATATGTGGGCAACTCTGTCGTGGCCGTACTTCTCTTTGGCGTAATTGATAACTTTTTCCCTGTGCCTATCGTCAAAATCCAAATCTATATCTGGCATGGATTTTCTGCCTTCAACCAAAAATCTATCAAACATCAACCCAAATTTAATTGGATCAAGATTAGTAATATCAAAAGCATAGGATAAAATACTTCCAGCCGCAGAACCTCGACCCCAACCAACTCTAATGTCATTTGCTTTTGCCCATCTGACAAGATCGGAGACGACAAGAAAGTATTCTGCAAAGCCCATTTCTTTAACAACTTTAATCTCGTGCGTAGCACGAGTTAAAATTTCTGAAGGAAGAGGATTTCCATATCTAATTTTTAATCCATCCCAAGCAAGTCTTTCAAAAAAATCTATTGAACTTTCTTTTGTTGGTATAGGAAAATTGGGAAAATATATTTCTCCAAAATTTAAATTAAGGTCCACCATATCATTTACATGCATTGTGTTTTTTAAATATTCTTCTGGAAAAACAGAAGCCATTTCATCATAGGATTGTAAATAAAATTTATTCTCAGAAAAAGAAAACCTATCCGGCGTATGAACGTTGGAGTTGGTTGCCACACAAAGCATGATGTCGTGCGCGTGAGCGTCCTCTTTGTGCACGTAGTGCGAATCTCCCGATGCGACCACTTTGGCTCCAATTAAACTCGCTATTTTAATCAAATCTGGAATAATTTTAAGCTGTTCTTCTATGCCGTGATTTTGTATTTCAATAAAATAATTTTCTTTACCAACAATCGACTGCATGGTTACGGCTTTATTTAAAGCTGCATTAAAATCATTTCTAAGCAGAGCCTGAGAAACTTCTCCGTTGAGACAGCCCGACAGCACAATAATTCCCTCTGGATATTGCTGTATTAAATCGTGATCAACCCTAGGCTTTACGTAATATCCTTCAGTAAAAGCTCTGGATGACATTTTGATTATGTTGTGATAGCCAACATTGTTTTTGGCCAATATAGTTATATGATAGGGGCCTCTTTGTTCCCATTCATTTTTTGCAGGCCCTGATCTTTCTTCCTCATCTTTGTCAAATCTAGTTTTTCTGGCTTGATAAAATTCTGAACCCAATATTGGTTTAACGCCCATTGCTAAACCCGCATCATAAAAATCTAACCACGAATGTATATTCCCGTGATCGGTTGTGGCCAGACCGTTCATCCCCAATTTTTTTGCTCTTGATAAATATTGTTCTATTTTTCCATGTCCATCCAATATTGAAAAAATAGTATGATTATGTAGATTTGTCCAATTCTTCATTCAATTCCCCTTCCTCTATCAGAATTGTCAAGAGAGTGATCTCTAACTTCTCTATAAGTTATGATAACAATTCCTCCACAATATCTGCACGGGACAGGAAGTCCCTTTTGTGCAAATAGGTTTTTCTCCATGTAGGACATTGGTTGGTCGGATTTGCATTCGGAACATACCCCGATAACGTCATCTGGATTTTTAATAACCATTCTTTTTTTCCTTTTTAATATTTTTATATGCGTATCTTATTGGTGACGGCGAAGATTTTTCCATTGTTTCAACATATTTATGACCTACTTGAATCCATTTATTTTTTCTTTCCAAGCTACAATCACCACAGCCCACTCCTACCGCATTAGCCCTATCGCAGGTAAACGGTCTTCCACCAATTCCCATTTGTCTTCTTTTTACCCAATCATTAATATGAGCAGATGATTTATCAAATGAATAGTCTGAACAATAACTTAAAATTTCATGAAGAAATTTAATTGAATCTTCAGTATAGCTTAAAATTGAACACAAAAACAAACGAGCTTCATGCTCAAGAAAGTGTTGTTCTTCGGCTTGTTTTTTTAATCTAGCTACTGCTGGACACCCTTTGAGAAGTTTATCTTTATCAAAAAGTTTATAAGTTTCTTTTAAATTTTTAAAAGCTTTTGATCCATATTTATTAAAGTAATCCAAAGGGTTATCTTTTACTTTATCTTGTTCTTCCATCTCATAAATATTTTCTCTGTACCACTCGTTGGCGGTGTAAGAAAATACTTGATTTGCAACATCAAGCCCTCTAGCTTCTGACGCATACTCAAGGATTGATTTTTGTTGCAAATACAGAATTCTGCTATCCCCGTTTGGATTCAGAAGCGTTTTGTACAACCCAGTGCTTTGATGTTTTGAACCCGGCAGGCGCCACATTCTTCTTAGGTCATAAACGCTAAAATCGAGACTGACTAAATGAAAAACGTCTTTTAACTTGGTTGCAATATATCGGAATGTTTTTGGCAGGGTGTTGCCAGGGTTGATCCCCAAAGCTATAGGTTCGCATTCTATGTGGAAACCTTTTTTCCCAGTAAAATAAACCAATACAGATTCCTTGGGCACGTATTGAATTAAGTACTCATACACCTTAATGCACTCGTTATGTGCAACGTCGAATTCTGCGTGATCTAAATCAAAATACAATGGTCCGAAGACGTGTAGCTTTTTCTAAATCTTTAGAGTTATAAGCGAATACTGAAGTATATATGCCGGTATTGTTATGTTTGTTAGAATATTTAATGATATCTTCTATCTCTAAAATTTTGTTTTTATCTCTTATAACTCTCTCAAGAGATGGCACATATCTAGCCACTTCATAATATTTCCACTCATAAAGAAATTTGCTGTCTGAATTAATTTTCATAACACTTTTATTTTACCGATTAACTTCATTAATATTAGTCAACTTACTCTTTGGGTAAATAAAAGATTCTGAATGAGTTCTGTAATAAATAGACTCTTGTATAAAATAATCTAGTTGTTTTAAGAAAGTAAATCGTTTAAGAATAATATTTGAATTGTTCATTTATTCTTGCCTTTGCCCTTCTTGGATTTCTTTGTGGACTTTGTTGGTACTTTCACATCTCTCGTTCTTGGATACGAGTTTTTTTCATAATAACGAATAATGCTCATTAGTTGTACGCCTGTGCGTTCGGCAACGCTCATATCGTCGTCGGCGAATGCTTCTATTTCCTCATCGGTAAAGTCCTCGTCACTGAATACGGTTACTCCGTCATTAGCGTTAATGAGAGTTCCAGTTCCAGAGTGGAACACATAGTAGTTGATTTTGCGCTTTTTCATTTTTTTACCACATCGCTAATATTGGCCAAAGTATGAATTTTGGACGCAATATGATCAGCTATATGCGCAATCATGTCCACAAAAGTAATTGGGGTTGTCTCCGGAATTGGGGACCACGGGCCTAAATGACATCTTACCAATCTCAGTATTGCTTGAATAGAATTTTCTGAAATAAAAAGAGTTGAAGAATGCGCTTCGGACGCGTATTTTTTATCGTACTCCTGACATTTTTGAACAAATAAACCTACAGTATATGGATGCATTGGATCGTATGCATAGTTTTTTGATTCTGGATTTTTTATGGCTTTAGTAATGTCATGCAGCAGAGAAGCCGATACAATAATATCTATATCCTCTTGTTCAAGCGAATACGATTGGCACATTAGCAACGCTATTTGAACTGTTCTTTTGGTGTGCAGAACACTCCCACCCTCTCCCTGTTCATCTGCGGCGTGTTGATCGGTCGAAAAACCGGACGGAGCTTTCCAAAAATCTTCTGCCCTATATAAAATAGACCTAACGAATAATCGAATGCTTTCGTCTGAAATTAGATTAATCTCATCTAATAATGGTTTGAGAACTTTATCTTCTTGTTTAAAATTTATTTTTTGTCCTTTGTCGGATAAAATCTCATCAAGAATATTATTTGATTTATCTTTTGACATTTATTTATCTTCCTTTTTCCATGCAGCCCATTTAGAGCATGGCTTGTCGAATGGGCATGACTTACAATAAAAAGTCAACCCTCTTCTAGAGGGAAAAACTTTTTCTTCATACAACGCAGTGCACCAGTACTCCAATGCGTTTATGTCTGCTTTTTCGGTCATGAATTGAGTTAAGCCTGGTTTTTGATTCATTAAATCAAAATAACCAAAGACTGCCTTATTCTTTTTATTTCCAAATTTATGATTAAAAGCGGCGCTCATAAATGCAAAATCAAAAACATAACCGCTTTCATACTTAGATCTATGATTAAATACCCACTTAATGATATATATTTTTTTATTTTTTGAATAAATTAAATCGAACCTATCTTTTATTGCAACGCTGCCTGTGATTGGAACAACGTACTCTTCATCAATGCCGATTGGAATTATATTTTTTTCTCCAAAATTTTCTATTAACTCCAACAAAATGACCGACGCCTTACTTGTTAAACTGGCCATGTTGGCGTGGAAAGTTTCGTGTTGTTCATAAACAATATCAAAAGAAGATGAATTTTTTGGAAACCAAAGTTTTTCCCATCTATTCAACAAAGATGCGTACGACGGCGTAACTCCAGCTTGTTTCTTGTAGAAGAAATAATCAACTACACTTTTGATATTTGATTCAAATTTTGATAGCAATAACTGTCTTCCGCCAATCTTTTCTGGCAAAAGCTGTTTGTGTTTGAAGTCATAGAGTCTTTCGCATATTTGAAAGTCTTTTAATTCTCTTAATGTTATCTGAAGCATGCGGGTCTCACAATATATTTATTCTGGACATGATTTCTTGAATATCTTTTGAGTCAGCTATTTGAGCGTAAGACTCTTCGACTACGGGTTCGTATTCTACATACTTTTTATGCTCGTCTACATATTTAACCAATGGTGAATTGTACAAATATGTAGAACCGGTGATTCTGTTTTTGGGTATTTGGAGCTGCATAATTGTTTCATCCTCTGAGTCATCTCCGCTAATAAGTTTTTTCTCTGTAATAAATATTGTAACTGCGCATTTTTGTTGGATAGAAAGCGACCCTCCGGTATCTGATTGCTGGACAACTTCTCTTCTCTCTTTCATTCTATTAGCGTTTTCTTGAGCGGTTATAATTAGTACACAGCTCATGTCTCTTGCTAGTTTTTCTAATTTAACCATCATTTCTTCGAATTCCCCCCATCGAGGTTTACCTTTGCCAGATGATCTTGTAAACATAGATTGAATAGTGTCGATTACAATCACGTCTGGTACGAGTTCGGAATGACCCATAATGCTTCTCAACCATTTTTCTAAATCCTCAAAGTATGGGGTATCCGGATCATGCCTAACCATAAATCTATTGCCCCATTGAATTAGTTTTTCTTGAAATTTAATTAAATTTTCCTGTCTTTCTTTTGCGGTCCAATTTGAAGACTCTGCGTAAACATTTTTTTCAATGATTTGAGTCATTAAAACTCTCTCCCAATGCGAAATTGCTTCTTCAAAATTTACGTACAAAACTTTATATCCACAATCGGCCCAATTATTGACCAAGCATTTAGCAAAAGTGCTCTTACCTTTACCGGATGGGGCAATAATTGCGTGTACAGCGCCTCTAAAAAATCCACCCTCGTTAGTATACCCCATTGCCCTGTTAAGGGATTTATATTGTGTTGGAAGAAAACTGGGTATATCCAATAGGGACTCTGCTCTTCTGGAAATATCTTCTGCTGTTGTTACGCTATTCAAAGGGTTAAAATTTAATTCATTCTCTAAATTTTTAATCTCTGTTGTTATCTCAGATATTCTGATTATTTCTTGTGTTGTTTTTTCGCCTTTTTGAATTAAAATAAGTTCAAGTTCTTGAAGGATATTAAGTTGTTTTTGTTTATTGGCTCTATGTTTAATTACTTTAGCTATTGATTCGTGATCAGATGTTTGCAAGCCGAGCAATATATCGATCATTGCGTTTACGCCAACTGCACCACCCAATCCGGAATGTATATTCGTTTCAGATTCAAGCCAGGCTTTAAAAGCTATCGGATCTACTAAATCCAGTTTAGTTGTGCGATAATATGATAATAAAGCTTTATAGAATTCATTGATTCCAATTTGATTGTTAACAATTCCAACCATGTCTTCTGGTAATTGCGCATCAAAATACGCAATTGATCCAGGATTTTTTAAAGAAAGTGCAAATACCTGATATTCAATTGGGTATTCAGGTAGTTCTGCTTGATTTTCTTCCACTTTTTTTCTGTTCTTTCATCTTTTTATAATACTTTTTATTGTTTTCTGATCTTAGTTTTTTAGCTTTTTGATACATATGATTGGTTTTGATGCTGGGTTTTTTAATTTTTTTAACAGTTGATTTATCATTGGCACCGCTTCTTAAAGCGTCCAATATTCTATCATAGACATTGTCTTCTGAGATATTATCGTTATACCTAAAAACAACTAATTGGATACCGTGTTGCGCACACATCTCTGCTTTTTTGCTGTCTCTTTTTTGAGCCTCAAGAAATTCTTCTTTAGAATCAAAAAATAATGGACTGTATTTAAAATGTTGAATTCCATGAAATTCACAAGCCAAGCTATACGATGGACAATAGACATCTAATTTTAGCCTGTCGCCTAAATGATATTCGTTTATTATTTTTTGTCCTGGCAAAAGTTTTTTAACAATGCTTGTCAAAATACTTTGACCCTTTGACATTTTTTTTCTATGATCTTTTATCCAATACAGACTAAGCTTTTTAAGCATTGTGTTTAGCTCGTTAAATTTGATATCCATGCTTTTCGCTATCGCCGAAAATGATTGATCGGTCTCGAACAGCAGGTGAACAAGATATTCTTTGTCAGTTAACTCGTTTTTTTTATTTCTTTGAATCATTGTATCTGTTGAAACTTTTAAGCGCATTTAGTGTTCTTCCAAAATCGAAAATAGACATATTAGTTTCTGTCCAGATTTTTGGAGCAATAGCCGCGCTTAACATCGGGCAGTCTAATACGACTAGATCGATGCCATCGGATTTTGCAATGATGTTTGCGGTGATTTCATTTATCTTAGAATAGTAATCGTTATACGGAACCTCTATAAATATAGAGTCTGGTGAAAAATACTTACTTATGAAATATTGATTTTGAAATGTTACAACAATTGCTTTAGTGTTTTTTACATACCATGATCTAAAAATTTTGAACACGTCGTAGTTGTTATGAATGTAGTACTCAAGAAAATTTGGATCATAAATGTGTTTTATATCAACATTGAGATTTGATAAACCCTTATGGGATGAGTGAATTATTTCTGGTTGAATAGCACAGATAAAATTGTATGATTGATTTTTTAGTCCGTCTAAAATTAATTTAGTGAATAATTTGGGCGGTTTTTTTTCTTCACTAATTTCATTAAGTACAGATGAAATTGCAGATTTTGTATATGTAACAAAAGCGAACTGTTCTTTCTTTTCAAGAAGAAAAGAAACCTTTTTGATTGTGTCTTCTGCGTTATGGGTTTTCATATTCCAAAGTTTCCCCAATTAATTAAAATTGGATTAGCATCAATAATTGATTCAATGTGTTTAATGTTATGAAATTCCCCTTTATCCAAGTTCATATATCTCATATACTTATTTTGTTTATCATCATCATTAACATAACCCAAGTGCTGCATAATCAAACCTGAGTTCAGCCAATAATTTCTTCTTTTTATATCCTCAGTAACATAGGTTGGTTCTGAACCGCAAGCTAATTTGCGGTCTAAAAATTGTCCATCAGTTTTAAATCTAAAAATTCTAGAGCTATTGGTTGGTGCCCAAAGCTTATCAACCCTATACTGACTGCGATTCCACATGTGATAAAAACGAACATTGACAACATCAAAGGGAGATTTATCTAAAACAACTCTTATATCACCACTGCTTAAATTGTTGATGTTGTACAGCATCTCGTCACAATCGATTGCTATCACCCAATCCCCTTCGGAGGCATGTTGTTCAAGATTCTTCCACGCATTTGCCCTAAGTAAGCCCTCGTTTGTGGCAAAAAGTGACTCTTTGTTCACGTAAACTTCCGCATACTGTGCGGCTATTTCCGCCGTATTGTCCGTAGAGCAATCATCGGTAAAAATGATTTTATCTACCTGGTTTTTAACCCTTTCAAGAACTGGTTGCAAAAATCTAGATGATTCATTTTTGCCGACCATTTGTGCAAGAATCATATTCTCTCCAATGAAATATTTTTTAAGATTAACTGTACTTAAGCCTAATGAATATTTATTCTGATAATTGATCGGCCTGTTTATGAGCCTCTAGTGATGAAATGCGTTCAATATCTGTTGACTTAAACAAGATTTCACCTTCTGATCCACGAAAACCAAAGCTAACTTTTTCGGCTTCTTTTTTGTTTTTTGATTTTACAAGTGTTGTTGTAACTACTGCAAAATAATTAAATTTATTTTCTGGCATTGTGTTTCTCTTATCTAATTGATGGATATGTATGAGATATATATTCTACAGCTTCTTCTAGGCTGTTTGCAAGTTTTGTGGCAAGAAATTTTAGATATTTTCTATGTTGAATGTTTTTATGAGCCCAAATAACAATTGGTTGATTGTTCAAGTAGGCCCAAGTCATTTCGAAATCAGTTCCTATGTAAGCTCTTTCCAATAATTGATACTCTACCAATAAAAGATCACAGCTTTTTTGTAGGAATAAATTTTTATCTACAATTTCTTTTGGCTCACACCCCTGTTCTTCTAGAGCATAGTCCATGGGGTTAATGGCTTTAAATCCTCTGTTTTTTAACAGGCTTGTAGCCTCGTCTCTCCAACTATATTTAAAATCTGATTGAACATCTTCTATTGCCCCAGATAAAAAAACTCTAGTCTGCATTTTAGATTTTCTTTGGCCAGTAGTATTCTAGGTTTGGATCTTCATCAAAAAATTTTGAATAATATTCATAATCTTTACGCAATAAATTGGATCGATGAGACCTATGAAGTCTTTCATCGCCCAGCCACTTTGGCATTCTTGCTTCAATAATTAAATTTTCAAATTGCATTGTATTTTTATAGCCCCTATTAATCCATTCTTGAATTGTATAATTTTGATATAACTGCAAAGCCGATTCATAACCTGTCCACATTTGGGTTACTGGATGATTTCGCCAACCCTTTGTTTTAGTACGCTCGAGAAGAATATTCAAAACTTGAAAAGTTTCTACACGTTGTTTTCCAAGTCTTTTAGAATCTAAAATCCGAATTGATTTTTGAAAATCTGGATAAGGCAAAAATGTCTGCATTAGTTATTTTTCTTAAACTCTTGAAAAGTTTTATTGCCTACGCCAAAATATTCACGCGCTAAACCAGAAGTTATTATGTCATTATTAAGACATTGGCCAGATTCATTCCAAACTCTTGCCAGTACTCTTCCGTACTTTTCGTTTTTATCAATAATAGTTTCAATTTTTACTTTATAATTTGTTTTTGTTAACCATTGATCTGTAAATTCTTTGGCAGCTAAACCCATCTTTTTTTCTTCGGCATTTGAGGTGCGGCTTTCTGGAGTATTGACGCCATATAAGCGTACCCTACCCTTTTTAAGCGTATCAAAGCCAAGATCGATAATAATATCAAATGTATCGCCATCAACCACCTTTTTTACTTCTGCATTATATATCCATGGATTTAGTTTATCTGTCATAGTTACCTCTTTTTGTTTGATATTTATTATAGCAGAGGGATTAGTATTTGTGCAATCCACGTTGCGACAGGAGAAGCCACCCCGTTTCCACATTGCGTGTATCTGCGTATGTCTGCCTGTCCATAAGTCCAGTCATCTGGCCAGCCCATAAGACGCTCACATTCAATTGGAGTAAGCTTTCTGACAACAGGATTGTTGTTTTGCATCTCCGCAACTATTGGCGTACCTCTGCCGTATCCATCTTCGCTAGAATCCATTCTAGATGTTAATGTATGAGCTGTAGTCCCTAAAACAGATACGGCGCTGGATCCTATTGTTGTTTTATCTGTGCAGCTACCCTCTGTAGGGCTTCCCTCAAGACTGTCGGAAGGATTCTTGATCGACTCTGAGCCCTTCTCAATATGCCCTGACACGCCTTCGGGGAAAGGGAATAGCGGATCGGGACATCTTGCTGCGGTTGCAGGATCGAAGACAGCGACGACGAACACTCTTCGACGTCGTTGTGGGACTCCGAAGTATTGCGCATCCAGCACACGCCATTCGCAGAATAGCGACCCTGCTTCAACCATTTCTTTGAGGATAGTTTTGAAGTCTTCGCCTTTGTTGGAGTTGAGTACGCCGTAAACATTTTCCCAAACAGAGATTCTTGGGTATTTTCCATTGGTTTCCTTTCGTAGTTCGCTGATAATTCTCATACCTTCGTAGAACAACCCTGAGCGTTTTCCACTCAGGCCTACTCGTTTACCTGCTGCAGAGAGATCCTGACAGGGAGAACCCCAAGCAACAATATCAACCGTTGGTGCATGTTCCAGAATATATGCGCCAGTCAGGGTCGAAATATCCATCCATCGCGGCACTTCCGGCCAATGACGTTCCAGTATCTTTGTGGCATGTTTGTCCCATTCGCATTGAAACACTGTTTTCATGCCCGCACGTTCTAAACCAAGATCAAAACCACCCACTCCAGAAAACAGTGAAAGTACTTTAGGAATAAAAATTGAATTTTCGTTTTGTGACATGCAAGGTTTTAATCTCTCTCTATCCCCATATGATCGCATGCATTACGAAATATCGATTGACTTACCTTAAACTGCGCGTCGGCGTGACTGTAGCCTTCTCCCGGTTTAGGAGAAGATGCGTGCCAGCTATGACCAATTGATACAGAACCGTCATACACTACATTATAGCCTAGATGTCTAGCAAAATACGAACACCAAGTTTCTTCGTAGTAGTGGGGCGTGGGCAGAAAAGCCCCCACCGCATTTGGTACTAACTCCCTGTACTGTTGATTGCAAGTAAGATTATTCCAGACGTATCTTCTAATAAAATATGCGGATCCAGAAACTGTAACGCATTTTACCCTATCCCTATAAAGGCGGTCACCTATATCTGACTCCATCCAGCCCCTATGTTTTGGAGCCGTGTTGGTTCCAATAATCCCAGCGTGCCTTATGAGGCCATATTCGTCTCTTTGTTTGGGTCCCAATATGTGTATAGTCGGATCATTGTCAAAAATATTTTTTATATTATTTACATCATTGTTGGTTAGCCAAACGTCTGCGTTTAAAAAACCAATAATTTCGTTAAATCCTTTTGTAGCTAACTGGTTGCAGGCAGCAGAATAGCCTATGTTTTGATTCAAGCAGAGTCCGTCTATCTGGTATTGGTAACTTTTGTTTTTTAACCATTCAATTGTATTGTCTGTCGAACCATTGTCTGCAAGATAAAGTTTCCAAAATTTATTTGCTATCGAAGCATTTTTGTGCAGATTATCCAAAAGACGTTCAAGCAGTGTGCTGGTGTTATAGTTAACAACACAGAGATCAATCATAACAAACTATTTTTAGCTATCGTTATTTCAAAACAATCACTAGGGTTAAATCCCATATCAAGCAGTTCTAAAAAATCATTTTTAGCCTCATAAATATCTTCAATAAAAAATTCATTTAATCTATTTAAATATTGTTCAACATTCACTTGATTTATATTTGATATTTTTTTGTCTATAAATTTTTTTGAATTAACTTTTCCAAGTATAAAAGCAATTGTAAAAAGGGACCCTAAAATTAACTTAGTTCTATTGCTCATAATAACCATCATCGTTTGTTGGTACCGTGTATAAATTTGCAATAGCTTTATTAACTGAATTAATGATTTTTGTAAACAAAACTTTATCCTCATTTGAAACGTGACCTCGTAAAAAATGTGTATATGTTTTTTGAATATGCAAAAATATACTTAAATCTTCAACAATAAAAGATTGATTATTTTCTAATTTAATATTAACTTTCTTTTTGGGGTGTGTTTTTTTACTCATTGGCTTTCTTTTCTTTTATTTCCGCTTTTAACACCTCTTCTTGAGGCATTTGATAAACGGATATTTCTTCTTTGTCGGGCTCATAGGTAACAAACAGGATTCTTTTGTCCTCGAGTTTGCAGCCTTCTGGTGGGGCGGATTCCAAAGCGATTTTTTTTGACGCCGATCCATAAACTTGACTAGAATTTTTGTATAAAACAATATAATTTAATTTTCCTGCAGCCATTATTTCCCCAACAACGCATAAAGACAGACTGGGTACAGGGGTTTTGCCAATTCATAAACCGCTTCTGCGTATTTTTGTATCTCGAATTGAGAATCATCTGACAGTCTTTGATTCAAGAACAGAGACATGGATTGCAAACTGCATGACCATCTATAGGAGACATACATTCCATACGCAGGCAGGAACAAACGCGCCTGCTCAGGCGCTATTCCATTATCGATAGCCATATTGTACAACGACTCACATTTTTCAATCAAATCTTTTAGCTCAGTGGTCAAAATAGATCCTACCCAAGGCCCGGCAATACCGGACGAACCTTGTTTTTTGTTTTCGGCAGCTAGTCTCCATTTGTCTGCATCTGGCAAATAAAATTCTGGATCTTGAGTAATATATCTTCTAGAGGACTCGTTCCAAGAATCCATCGTGTGATCTGAGCCAACGACATACTTCCAATGTTGTCGAGCAACCATGAGCGGCGCATAAAACTCAAATGTAAGAAACGCGTGTCTGAATGGAGACATGTGATTTTCTTGACACAAAAAATTAATCAACCTACCGTCGTTCTGTGAAAAATTAATTGACTCCTTGGCAAAAGAAGCTCTGGCGGCATTTACGATTGAAAGATCGCTGCCCATGTGATCAATTAGTCTTACGTACCCTTTATCAAGAACTGTTATTTTGTTTTCTGTTGACATAACAATAAATTATAGCATTTACTCCTGCGTGATGTTGTTTTTTATGAGTTTAATTTCGCAAGAATCAGTAGCGCAATATTTTTCCCCTATTGCGTCAATTGCCATTCCGGCATATACTCCCACAAAATCTATTGGAAAAAGAGTTTTTTTAAAACTATCGTATTCTTCTTCAGTTATTTGGGTGTAGGGCATTTGCGGATATGTGTGGTTTCCGCTTGGAAGAAACGACACAGTCTTTAGCTGACCCTCGTACATGTGCAGCACATTACCCACGTATTGAGCTTCTTTCTCTTTGTCAAATGATATCGTAACAGAAACAGAATTATCTGACCAATATCTTTGAGCCATTGCGGCCAAAGACATTTTTTCAAAAATTGTTACATCACGCTCTGCTCTCCCTGCCTCTGATTTAATTGGAAAATAAACTACAGATGTAGTATTGGGAGATTCAGATGCTGGCTCAACTGTATAATTTGCCATTTTAAATAACGGCAACATTGGATCATCATTTGAAAATCTAATAGTTCTATTAAAAAATTTTCCACCCGGAGTCCAATGAACGCCAGGCGACTCACCGGCAAGAATAGAAACAGTGCCTGATGGTTTTATTGTTGTCATTTTAATTGATTCACGAATTCCAAGCCATTCTGAATATACATTATCATATCTTTGAATGGTTTTATATCCTTCATCCATCCATTCACGAAGAGCTGGCAGTCCGACACGATCAGCAAAATTTGCCACACCAGACATAGATGTTCCTATTCTTCTATTTCTTTGCATAATTGCGTTTGTTTCCTCCCAGTGAGTGGGAAGTAGTGTAACTGTTTTGGCGTAGAGATAGGCAAACTTTAGTGTGCGCTTATAGTCTTCTAAACTTTCGTGTCTATTTAAGTATGTTTCAACTAGAGTGCAACACTCAAACGACTCTAAAGACTGTTCTGCGCACGGATTATAACCAGCTACACGATGATCTTTATTGTTCGGTGGATCAGCAAGTCGTCCGAATTCACGGCTTATGTCCATCCAAAGAACGCCAGGTTCCCCATTGCGCGCAATGCCTTCGACAATTGCACCAAGATCCACGCCCACTCTTGTTTCGACAGAATTATTTGACATCCAACCCCAACCCGGAGCATCTGGGCTGTAAGAATTTCTTTCGGGGAAAACTTCTATATTCTTAAGGTTTAAAAAATCTTGATCATCAATACGACCAATTAAAAGTTCGGCTGAACGACGCACGTTGCCAGATACTACGCATACTCCAATAAGATTTCCGATATCAGCTATATCTTTTCTGGTAAGTTTTTGTCCAATTCTGCTATCAAACATTTTTTTGATATGTTTATGAAGTTTTTCTAACGGCTCATGACCAGCCGCTATGCCGCCAAATGTTTTAATCGGAGCACCTGCTGGTCTGATCAAGGAATAGTCAAAATAGACCCCGTCTTGCCCAGGCTTAAGATATGAGTCTAACAACATCGCCGTAGAAATATACCATCCCTCTCTTGTGTCGGGCACTACGTAGGTAGCAGTATCTGGACTTGTTGAGGATGGGGAATAGATTGAAAAATCTTTATCTGCGCCCTTGTCATCAAACCCAACACCAACACCGAGCATGGACGCCTCCATTAAGAACGCAAACGGTTTTGAGGGATTAAGTTTCGTCATTTCCGATGTAGATACAAACGCGCAATTTTGCAGCGCTGCAGAATTTTTTTGTATGTTAACAATGTTGGTGCCCATAGCCCATAAGCCACGACCTGGAGGTGTCCACTTTAAATTAAATAAACGATCAAACGCCTCCTTAGCTGAAGCTTGCGCTTTTGCATCGTTCCATGGCAAGCGATTCTTTTTGCAGTGGTCTTTTTGCAAAGAATACATTCCATTGATTACTCGTTCACAAACATCTGACCAAGACTCTTTGGTGCCATCTTCTTTTAAACGAGAGTATGTACGAAGAAATGTAATTTCTCCTACAGAATTTCCCCCTGCGTCTCTGTAGCCAAATGGAGCTAACTTTTGCCTATAAGATGCAACAAACTCGTCTGTTAGCTTAAAAGAAAACATAGATGATAATTTACTTGCAATTGGCGCCAAGTCTGGATTACCATTTTCAATTTCTTCTGACATTTATTTCTCCCACTTATCTAATTAATTTAATATAGTTTGAATTTGTTTTTTGTATTTCTGCTTTTTTAATTTTAACAATTTGATCTGTAGAATAAATTTTATGAATCTGTTTTTCTATAAAATATCCACTTCTCCAGTTAAGAACTTTTTCTACATTCTGACTATAATTAGTAAAGATATTACAAATAACCGCACCGCCATAAATTTTGATTAAATTGCTCATTTTTAATACCGCTTCTTCTTTTTTGTCATGGTTAGAAAAAGATTCTTTATCTAATTTTTCATACAACCAATTAAAAGCTTGTCTAGTAAGAGGCGGTATATCTATGTGATCAAAAATGCCTTCTTGAAGTATCAAAATTCTATTTTTTTCTATTCGTATATCTTCTTTAACTGTTTCTCTAAATAAAACAAACCAATCTCTTTCATTAAACTGTGGCCATCCACTTACCCAAAATAATAAAACATGGTTTTCTGCTGGTATTGGAGATTTATTAACGATCGGCGATAGGCATGCGCATGCTATCGATTTTTTAATAAACTCTTTTGCTTTATCGTCACCTAATTTTTTCTTTTGTACTGACCAAAGTTGTGCTAACTTTTCTGGCCAATCTGATTCACCCAAATATATTGTAAGATATTTATTTGCCAACTCAACCGTAAGAATACCACTGCGAACGAATTCCTCCAATGGCTGTGTAGACATATTCAATCCTTATTAATGGTATTAAAAATTATATAATTAGTATGATAAAGAAAATTCCCGCCCATTGGGCGGGAATTAACTTCTTTGCCCTGCTAATTATAGCAGGTGTTTGATTAGATTATTGCGATAGAGCAAAAAAATTACAATGCTTTTGTGGCCGTCAGACCTTTGTACTCCAGCACTTTGTTTCTGCCATAAGCGGATTCTGTATTTGGTTGACCGTAGCCACTCTTGAATACTTGAGCGCTCGCAACACCGCCAAAATCATCTGGTCTAAACAAACCAAATGAAGCTGCTGAGCCTTGCTCATCTGTTCTTGGCCCGTGGCCATATCCACTCTTGAATATTTCTGCTGAAGCTACACCATCAAAAAAGTAATTGCTGTATAGCGCATAGGGATTAACCCTATCCTCAACGTGACCGTATCCAGAAGAAAATGCCTGAGCCCCAGCTAAACCCTTGTACTCTTGTGGCCTAAAGCGTGCACCGTCGTACGTGGCTTTGCCGTCTGGAAAGACCCCAGAAAGCGGATGCACGTAAAGTGTTGATCCATTGAATATCTGCGAAAGAAACCTGTTGCCAGGATGATCGCCAGTGCCAGAAACGTAATGATTATCCGGAGCACCGTCCAAAAGACCTTTAGCGAAAAGCGGATAAAATGAGTATTTGCCAGCCGTGCCCTTGAATGTATTGACCATATCATTAGAATTACGGCCCTTTAAAACTGGTCTACGACCCACGTAAAAGGTAGTCATTTACTTGTCTCCTTATTAAAAAATATGCTTATATAGTAAAAACAAATTAGGATTTTCACCCAAAATTATAAATTATAATCCATTTCAACAATAATATCCGACAAAACTGGCGGTATTTTATCTTCTAGCATTTTTAAAGTAACCTCTATATAAACGTGGTTACACGTATTCGGGTTGGTCAAAGAATACCCGCTTACACTCGGGTAAAATACCCTATATTGAAAGATGTCTGAAAGCAATGACTGATTAACGTTGTAAATTTTTGGCGAAACGTTTATAACGTTGTTTATAGTGTTCCCCGGCGGAGCGTTAAATTTGACGAAGGTTTTACCGTTAGGCAGGAACTTATCGTATCTAATGTCAAGATCGGAAAGACCGTACGTATAAACGTAGGAATTGTTTTCCTTAATATAATTTCTTTGTCTTAACAAAATTCTGACCGCGGTTATTGAAGTTTCAGCAAAGTAGAACTTAAGAGGCCCTGAATTGACAATGGTGTCCGAACCAACAACCGACCAACCACCTGGCGGAACCTTGCCAAGAGCATCGTATTCCCCGTCATACAATCCGTTGTTCAAACTTTTGTAATCGTCTTTGTCGGTCATGGTTGGATTATTTTTTGTTGTATATTCTATTTTGACTACATCGATACCGTTGGACGGGTAAGGAAAAATAGACAGCGAATTTGTCAAAGAACTTCCAATTGAACCTATTGGTATTTTGACATACAAATACATGCTGACACCAAGTGGATTGGGTTCGGTCAAAACAACATTTCTTCTCCAAACTTTATCCGATTGATTCAAAAATGCGTTTTCGACAGGAGTGGAGTCTATAAGGGCTCCGGTTCCGTCTCCGCCAGACAAATTGGTGTCTAATCTGGTCTCAAGAAAATTGGGTATAACCTGACCTTTGATTGAGTTAACAAATTTAATTTTGGAATGAGAAGATCCTGAAGCTACCGGTAAAGTTAAATGATTACAATAGTCGCTGAACTCTAACGCATTAGATGCAGATATCGCATAGCTCGTTGCAACAAAAGGCGACAGATCTATCTGATTTTTAGAATGGATGGATACTTGATTTGTGTTTATGCTTTCTATGTTCCTAATTCTATCTTGCAATTCTTGAATAGCGGAAGTCAAAAAAATATTTTCTTTTACTATTCTTTCAATAATTTCATTAATTTTTTTATCCAAAACGCCATATTTGTTATACAGGTAAACCAAATCTGCGTAGTTTTCTTCTATGCGCTGGTTAAAATCCGTGCTGGAAAGTGGGCCGTGATACTTAACTGGTTTTTTCTGCGTATAAATATAATCAGACATTTAATCTCCTAAGTTTCTTCTCTAATTTTGGCTTCAATTAAATCAAGCTTTCTTAGCAGGTGTGCAATAGTAGATGAATTAAATTGAGGTTTATTAAATTGTAATATATCGTTTAAATACGGGGTGCTGGCTTCAACGTTATATTCTTCTTCTTCTCTATCGTATGAAACGATTTGAGAATATATGGTCATTAACAGGTCTTGGTTTACATAGTAGTCTGGAGTGGCCGAATTTAGATTATTCCTTGACATTTCTCCGACATTATCAATCAAGGATTGAAGGTCTTTTATCTTTTTATGAAGTCTATGAATATCCATGAGGATCTGATCATTGGCTAAATTTAAAACAAAAGAGGGCACTGGCCCCTTATAAATTAGTCGTTGTCTATTTAATAAGGGTTCAAAAATTGTTTCTCTTTTGTTTTTACCGGAATAAGAAATGGTCATACGATACCTAATGATTGAATTTAATTGTATAAGAATTTAAAGCTGGAGCAGAATAGGAGTCTGCACCCCTAAAAAAATCTGCTCTTATTTTAATAAATTTAATTTTGTTTTGATTATTTGCATAATAGTATACATTACTTCCGCCTCTTATTTCCTGAGTTCTTCTATACACAATTTCCTTATTGTTTTCATAGTCGATAACAGAAAATACATTGTCATAATTTGAATGTTTATTTCTTAAATCTTCTATTTTAACCAAAGACAAATAATTTCTGTATATCGTAGCGTTTGGCACTTGCGATAGCGCTTGATCTTCCATCAATGCGATTGTGCCGTTAAATGGCGTTCGTACGCCATTTGTATGATTTGTGGATTTGTTAACAACAATAACTATTTTATTTTGACCCTTAACAAAATTCCAAGTAAGTGCAGCTGATAAAACGCCGGCGGCCAAAATACCAGAAGTGGAAAGTTCAACGCCGTTCAAATATACGCTAACATCCCAATACTGCGCTGAAAGTGATTTTAAGAATTTTTTTGTTAAAGTTAAAGATTCTTCCATGAAAACATTGGTGGTAATATACAGGCTTCCAAACGGAGCATTTTGGGCCGAATAAAATTCTTGTGTTGAATTAGCCGTGACAAACGATGTGGTGATAACAATATCTTTTCTTTCGCCATATAAAGCGCTGTGCCAGGTGGCTATGTCTAGTGCGGTGCCAGTAACGTGTGATACCTGGAGTTGATCACTTTTTACGCTTTCTAATATATATGGTTCGTAGGGTTCTGAATTTTTTGGAAACCTACACAATCTATACACATTAAAATTTCTTGACAAAAAATCGTTTTGATAAAAATAATCTTTAATTGGATTATTGTAGACACTCGTTCTAGGAATTTGCACGACAGAACTAAAAGTAGATTCGATAGAACTTGTTTCGGTTTTTACCAAATTAGACTTAACCAGTTTGGTTCCCCTGAAATCTACCGTGCTTGGATAACTTGCATTTTTTTCCGAAGCGGGGGATATAGAAATCCAATTGAATTGATTAATGTCTGTTCCAAAATTGTTGTCTGCGGCAATGTAGTAGTTGATCGATGTTCCGGAAGGAATTTGCTGATCTACATCAAAAACAATTTTGTCTATAGCGAGATTGGGATTTTGATTGTTGGGCAAGCCCAAAGATTTACTTACATAGATTCCGGAAGAACTGTAATATGGCGCGGTGATAATTAACTCATCAATCCTAAAATCATATACATATATTGCCTGATTGTTTTTTGTTGAAAAGAAATCTGGTTCAATTTTTGTTAAATAGAGTTCAATCATAGAACTTT